CTCCCTAATACACGAACCGAGTTTAAACTTCCTGGTGAGGAAGAAATAGCTGACGTTTCGGTACAAGAGGAAGTTACAGAAAAACAACCCGTAGAAGTTACACCAGAAGAAGATGGTGGAGCAACAATTGATTTTGAACCAGGTGCAATTAACATTCCTGGAACAGAAAATCATTTTGATAACCTAGCAGATATTTTACCAGAAGATGTTTTAGAGCCAATTGGAAATGACATGGCTGGAAACTACATGGATTATAAATCTTCTAGAAAAGATTGGGAAAAAACTTATAGAGATGGTTTAGATCTTTTAGGATTTAAATATGAAAACAGAACAGAACCATTTCAAGGAGCAAGTGGAGCAACGCACCCAGTACTAGCAGAAGCAGTTACGCAGTTCCAAGCACAAGCATATAAAGAATTATTACCAGGAGATGGACCAGTTAGAACTCAAGTAGTTGGTGTTCAAACTCCAGCAAACGATTTACAAGCACAAAGAGTAAAAGATTATATGAACTATCTTGTTATGGACAAGATGAAAGAATACGAACCAGAATTTGATTCGATGTTATTTCATCTACCACTAGCAGGATCAACATTTAAAAAAGTTTATTATGACTTAACTATGGGAAGAGCGGTTTCTAAGTTCGTCCCTGCAGATGAATTAGTAGTTCCGTATACAGCTACCTCATTAGATGATGCGGAAGCTATTATTCATGTAATTAAAATTCCAGAAAACGAGTTGCGAAAGCAACAAGTTTCTGGGTTTTATCGTGATATAGAATTAGGCCCACCAGGAATGGTTGGTACAAATGAATTAGAAAAAAAGGAGCGTGAGCTAGAAGGAACAAAAGCTACAGGTAGACAACAACCTGTCTATACTTTGTTAGAATGCCACGTAAATTTAGATCTAGAAGGATTCGAGGAGGTTGATTCAAATAATGAACCTACTGGAATAAAACTTCCTTACATTGTTACAATTGAGGAAGGTACAAGAAAAGTTCTCGCTATTAAGCGAAACTTTGCGCCCAATGATCCGAAGAAAACTAGAATCCAATACTTCGTCCACTTCAAATTTCTGCCAGGACTAGGATTTTACGGATTCGGACTCATTCATATGATTGGCGGATTGAGTCGTACGGCAACGGCGGCTCTCCGTCAATTATTAGATGCTGGAACATTATCTAACTTACCAGCAGGATTTAAACAAAGAGGTGTTAGAGTTCAGAACGAAGCTGATCCAATTCAACCAGGTGAATTTAAAGATGTAGATGCACCGGGTGGATCATTACGTGATGCTTTCTTTCCATTACCTTATAAAGAACCTTCACCAACATTATTACAATTATTAGGTATTGTTGTTCAAGCTGGACAAAGATTTGCTTCTATTGCTGATATGCAAATAGGAGATGGTAATCAAGGTGCAGCAGTTGGAACTACTATTGCCTTACTTGAACGTGGTTCAAGAGTCATGTCTGCAATACACAAAAGATTGTATGCAGCAATGAAAAAAGAATTTGGCTTACTTGCAACTATTATTGCACAGTACTTACCACCTGAATATCCATATGACGTGGTCGGTGGTGCAAGGACCGTGAAGCAAATGGACTTTGACCAGAGAATAGATGTTGTACCTGTTGCTGATCCTAATATATTTTCAATGTCTCAAAGAATAACATTAGCACAAACTGAAATGCAATTAGCTACAACTAATCCACAAATGCACAACATGTATAATGTTTATCGAACTATGTATGAAGCAATTGGAGTTAAGAATATTGATGCAATATTACCACCTCCACCACCTAATACACCTAAAGATCCATCTATTGAAAATATAGATGCATTAGGCGGTAAACCATTTAATGCGTTTCCAGGTCAAGACCATAGAGCACACATTACAGCTCACTTAAACTTTATGGCAACTAACATGGTTAGAAATGCTCCAATGGTTATGGGTGCATTACAAAAAAATATTTTAGAACACATAAGTCTAATGGCACAAGAACAAGTTCAATTAGAGTTTAGAGAACAAATGCAAGAGATGAAACAGCTACAACAGATTGCACCACAAAATCCACAAGCTGCAGCTGATCTTCAAATGTTATCACAAAAGATTGAAGCTAGAAAAGCTGTGTTGATTGCAGAAATGACTGAAGAGTTTATGAAGGAAGAGAAGAAGATTACTTCTCAATTCGATCATGATCCATTACTTAAATTAAAAGAAAGAGAAGTTGATTTAAGAGCAAGAGAAACTGAGAGAAAAATGATGGAAGATGAGAATAGATTAACTCTTGATACAGCTAAACTTGTACAAGATAGAGATTTGACTGAACAGAAGATGGAGCAAGACGAAGACCTAGCTGAAATGAGAGATGAAACAGCTATGGATAAAGCTTTATTATCTGCGGAGACTAAGCTCTACACAGATCAAATGAAACGTAAAGATGTAAAGACCTTGAAAGGTCCTAGAAGATAGTATAAAAAACCAATAGGAGAAAAATATGAAAAACTACCAAAAGTCTACAAAGGTTGCAGTTCCTAAACAGAATGTTGTCTATGACAAAAGAAGTAAAGCTGATGTCACTAGAGCAAGAAACGTTATCCCAACTGGTGATAAAGTAACTGTTAAAGGTACTGGCAAAGCTAGAAAACAATCAGCAACTTGGTTCTAATATGTGGTTATCAGCAATTAAATTAGCTGTATCTGCTGGAAGCAAAATCTATGCTAACAAGCAGAAAGCAAAAATGGCTATGTCTGATGCACAGTTATTGCATGCAGAACGACAAGCGCGAGGTGAGGAAGCTTACCAAGGAAAACTTTTAGAAGCTCGTCAAACAGATTATAAGGACGAGGTAATTTTGGCGATTCTTACGTTGCCCATTTTGGTGCTTGCATATGGGGTCTGGTCAGAGGATCCGGCCGCGATGGACAAGATAAAAATCTTTTTCGAGCATTTCCAGTCGCTTCCGGGCTGGTTCACAAATTTATGGATTCTTGTCGTGGCGAGCGTTTTTGGTATAAAGGGAACTCAGATCTTCAGGAATGGAGCTGGAAAAAAATAGACTTGTCTAATAAGATAAGTTATAATAAACTTAACTAGGAGAAAATATTATGAGACAAAACGGTGTTAGATCAAATGTCAGATTTCCATACGGAACAGGCGGATCTTCTAAAAAGAAAAAACAAGGATACAAAGATAGAGAAGATGAGTCTATTAGTGCTAGAAGAGGAAAAGAATCTGGCAAGAAACAATCCTTCAAAGCTAGAAGAGACGAGTCTTACGGAAAATTTGGCAAGCGTCCAAATCAAAAAATTAATAAATAAGGATTATTATGCCAATTAAAGTAATGCACGCTGGCAAACAAATTGCTGGTCCAAAAAAAAGAAAAAATACTAGAAGAGAAAATCGTCTAGAAGAACTTGGAAGAGTTGACGCTGAAAAAGCTTACTCTAAAAGAGGTAAAAGAAATTTAAAAGCTGAGAAAAAAAGAATTGTTAGAGAACTAAGAGGTGGTGGAATGTCACAACGTGGTCTGGGTAGAGCTTTTATGAAAGGCGGAAAAGCGTAATGGCTGGTGTGGTAGGAAAAGCATTAAGAGGATTTGGTAAAGCTTTAGGTAAAAAAGGAGACGGTAAAAGAATTACTCGTGTTCCAATAGCAAAAAGATTAACTGAGAGAAGAAAAAATACAGAAACTCTTTTTAAAATTAGACAAGATGCTGGAGGCAGACCTTCTAAAACTATGGGGGAGGCTGTTAAAAAAACTTCTAAAATTAATACTGACTACGATAAAAAAATTAAAGCTATAGACACTCGTAATAAAAAATTTAAAAGAAAAGTCATAGGCGCTGGAGCAGCAACAATAGGCGGAGCAGTTGGTGCCATGGAAGTTGGTAAAAGAAAATCTCCAAAATTTAAAAAATTTATAGAGTCTAGTGTTACAATTAAAGACGGCAAACTAGGATTAAAACCTAAAAAGAAAAAAGTTCCAGATGAAACTGTGGCAGTTTTTAAAGGATTAAAACCTAAAAAATAATGAACAGCTATTTAAAAAATAAAAGCGCACCTGGAGTTAAACTTCAATTAGGTGCTAATTCTTATGGTTATCCAAGTGGTGGATTACCAGTTAGAGTTGGTGCTAAATCAGGTGGCTGGATTCAAGAAGCTACTAAAGGTATGAGAAAAGATAAACCTTGTACTGGTAAAAAATTTGGAAGTAAAACTTGTCCTAAAGGATCAAGAAGATATAACTTAGCTAAAACATTTAAAAAGATGGCTAGAAAGAGAGCTTCGTAATGGCTGGAATAGGTGCAACACTTAAAGGAATTGGAAAAGTTTTAAATAAATTTAAAAAACCTAAATCTAAATATATAGGAACTGATAAAAGAAAATTTGATCCTACAGATGATGGTGGACCTTATGTGCGTAGAAAAATAGCACAAGCTAAAAAGGGAAAAGCTAAAGGTGAAATTAAGAATAAATCAGGTCATGTTGTGGGAGTTCCCCATAAAGAAAGATCTGCGGAAGCAATAAAAAAATATCACGGAATTAAGTAATGTTTAAAAAATTGTGGAATTCCCTATTTGGGAAAAAGAAAGAGGAGAAACCAATCGTTTTAAAAGAGACGGTTGCACCCGTAGTGGGTCACTGTGGAGTTCATAAATACTTTGTCAAAAGTTGTCATAGTTGTTTACGGGCTGTCGGTGTTAAAATTTAAATGAATTTAGAGACAGTAATAACACAATTAATAAAGTTTATAAGAAACAGAACTGAACAATTATCTATCACAGTTACGTCTGGTGGTATTGACAGTATGGAAAAATATCAGTATATTATA